GTTCCGATGATGAATTATTTTCCTCAAGCATATTGGTGTTTTATATATAAATACACCAATCATGATTTTACCATCAATTTTTTGGTGTATTGTCCTCTATTATCCTATCAATTAAAAATTTTCTAGCATATGTTGGCATTATGTGAAAATCAGAATATGATAATCTAATGAATCTAGCAAGGAAATAATATTCCTCAATTAAATGTTGTCGGTAATTAGAAGAAAGGCCGAAAAAACTCAACCCCAAAGGTGATATCAAAGGTCACCATTTCTCCTGACGGGGCTTTTACTGTTTTTTTCAAATCTAATGAGGGTGTATTTTCTCTAATAAAATTACGGATATATTTAGAATCCATAATTGGTAACGAATTAACAAATTGAGATATTGTTTCAGGTGAATTACTACCTTCAACTTCAACAATTTGTTTCATAAGACGCCATGTAACTGTGGGGGCAACCCTACCCGCAGGATATTGTTCAGCCATTTTACTTATTTCCAACGATTCTGCAAAAGTTAAAGGTTTTAATTTAACAGTAGAACCTGACCTAGGTAATTTTGCGGTAAATAAACCATTTTCATCAGGTTTATGTTCACATTGTTTAATCATTAACTCATCTAATACGACAGTATGACTAAACATTTTACCTGTCGATGGGTCGGTTATTGAGACTGTGTATTCGGGTCCAAAAGAAGTATTTCTTAAGAAGATGAGAATAGCCTCGATATCACCATCAATTAAATCCTCAGGTCTTAAATCATGTTCATAAATTTTACTTCTAAGTAAAGACATTACAATAGTGTCATTACTCATTTGAGCAGCACCTAATAAGGTGTTTTCATCATTCGCGGTTAAATAACCAATTTTTATTGATTTCTTTTTTGACTTGTAGAACACTCCACCACTAGGTAAAGATACCATATCGTGTGGTAGATTAAAATTTTGTACGCCAGCTTCATATACATTTGGTTCCATATAATATTTCTTTTATTAGAAATATAGGTTAAATGTATTTTTTTTAAACAGCAAATAAAAAATCCACGCTTTTGACGTGGATTTATTAAAAATAATAACTGAAATTCTTTTTTAGTAAACTAATATACATCTATCCATACGAAGTGTTGCCGAAATACTAGCTAACGCATCTGTATTGTAAGCTAACGAATCGAAGTTAACATCGGATAAGAATGTACCTTCTAAAATCCATTTCTCAACAACAACACCAGTTGGGTCTAACATCTCAAGGTCAACATTCTTTTTGTAACCAGCAGCATAACCCATACGACCTGTTACAGATTCCGCACAAAGACGAACCCATTCCATAAGAGCTTGAGATGCCGATGGACCAATAGGGTCACGGAATTTAACGTTAATCGTACCCCAAGTAAAACGACCTGCTACGTAAGTCGATGTATTTAAGAACGGAATTTCTACAGGATTAATTGTTATATGTGGTCTTGCCGTTGATTCTACGAACCATTCATTTATCCCCAAAGTTGTAGGGAAACGAAGTATAAACCTGTTTTGTCTTTTAGGTTCATACGGTATCGGCATTTTCATTAATAAATCAGCCATTTCAGTTTTTTTTTGTTATTTCTTGTTTATTAGTTTATTATAAATATCACCAAATAAATTTTTTCTCTTTACTTTTAGATTTTTAAAAATTATTCTTAGCATATAAATATCTAGTATAACTTTTTAACTCCTCCTGCTGTAGAATAAGTTTTAATTATATTATCTGGTTCTTTTTCAAAATGAGATTTAACTTTTTCAACATTTCTAATATCATCATCAGAAAAACCTATTGTTGGTACAAAGTTATTAGTTATCTTATTTTTTAAGTAAGCCTTCTTTCTTATATCTTTAGATACATTTCTAACATAATCAACAAATTCTTTTAAGGCTTTAATTTTACCTTCTTCAGGATTTGTTGCGGAACCTTCACCAAAACTTACGGGATAAAATCTGCAAAGGTCTAAATATTCACGTATTAAATCACGTTTTTTAGTTTTAGTTCCAGAGATGTCTCTATACTTTTCTAAATTTTTAATAAGTTCATTTGAATCAATACCATTATGATTAGAAATTATTAGATTGTAAACAGATTCTTTTAATGTACTTGGATTGTGTCCTCTTGCGGTAACAATCGAAAATATTGACCCATTATTAATCGCTTCGACAAAATCACTCCACGCAGGACCTGGTTTTGCGGTCATCGAATCAATTACAAATTGTTTATCACCTAATGTTCTAAAGTATCTAAACGCGTCATCTGCGAATCCAGTAATAGTATGACCTTCATATTCGAAAGGGGTTTTACCAATTTCTGTTCTATATTCAGCAAAGTCTTCCGTGGACATACCAACTTCATCACCATCCTCATCTAATAAAACAATTTTCGTTGGCATCACCATAATATTATCGTCCCAGTCGAATGCATAATATTTCATATCAGGTGTACCTGATTCGTCAATCCCTTCGTTAAGTCTTCTTTTAATCATTTATTTTATTTTGGCTAAAAAGGTGGGGAATTACCCCCACCTTATAATTATTCAGTTTTAGATATTTTCAAACGATGCACCTGTTGGTGTGATGTAGAATGTAATATCAATAAACTCTAACGACCTTGTTGGTTTAATATAGATTTTACCCGTCATTTGGTTTCTATCTAAATCAGCAACATCTGAAGATACTGTTACACGGAAATCGTATAAACCTCTATCTCTTCTAATTGCGTCTAAGATAGGATTAACCGCATCTAAGAAATCTTGTCTTACTTTTTGGTCATTTTGTTCAAACAACAATCTAACTGAAACTGCTGAAATCAACTTACGAGCTTGTAACAATAATCTTCTTACGTTGATTCTATCAAGAGCTGATCGTCTAATTTGTAACGTTTTATTACCCCAAATTACAGTACCAACATCTGAGAAGGTTGCGATTGGGTTAAGTCTACCAGAATATAATGTATCTCTATCTTCTTGAGTCAACTTCTTACGTGCTTTAATTGCATTTACAATACCACGAGTATAACCCGCCGCCGCGAACCAAGGGAATGCGATGTTGTCAGTTAATGCCAAGTTTCTTGTAACCTCAGCCGTTGCTGGAATGTAAATTTGTGTATTGTTAACACTATCACGAGTTAATACCCATGGATAGTAAGTTGCTGTATAGTTAGAGTCAATACCTGTATTATCTAAATTGTCGACCGCCTCTTGTGGGTAAATCAAATCTAAATTACCTTGAGTTGATGGTACAAACATATTATAGTCAGGTGTTGTACAAACATATAATGAATCCGCTCTATCGTTTTCAATCATATCAATTGCACTTTCAACAAGGTCTGAATGATTTACATAATCAATACCTGGTGTTACAAATACGTTGATGTTAACAGCCTCAGGGTTTGCAAATGTTTTTTGACCTAACAAGTATGCGTAGTAGTCAGTGTTTGCCCAATCTTGAGTGTTGTCACCCACAGTAATTTGTTTAAATGCTCCCCACCCTGTTGCGGTTGGGTATTTGATTGAAGGACAAGACCCATTCAAGTATCCTGTTCTACCTAATTTAAATCTATCTTGGTTTGTTCTATATTCTCTATAGATATCCCATCCATCAAAACCACCTTGTACTAATAATGAGAATTTACGTGCGTAAAGTCTGTAGTATGGGTTTGTTTCATCGTCAGGGTCTTGGGTAAATGGTGCGTCACCACAAACGAATGCTGGTGTACCACTTGTAACAAATGCGTTTGGTATAGTAATACCACTTGCGTTTTTATCCATGTGGAAACCTTTACTTCTGAATGCCCAATCCTCACCTGTTGAATCATTACAAATATCTAAAGGTAATTGTTTACCCTTATATAAGTAGTAATCAACATCAATACCGATTGTGTCTGAAATACCCAAGTAAGTTCTACGAACATTATCACCATTACTTCTAGTAGCGTCATCCGCTCCTGAAGATAAACCAAATGGTGGGTTGTAGATTACTTCACCAGGGAAATCATATTTACTCTTAATGATTGGGAACGGAGGTCTAACACCAGCGTATTCTCTAAAATTAAATCCTAAGAATCCACAAGGTAATGCATCTATAGGTGCGTCCTCATTGATTTCAATCATAATATATTTAGAGTTTAGTTGGTATTCACCATCAGTAGTACCAATTTTTTTAGCGATAAATGCGTTATCGTTAGGGTTCATATTACAATTTGTGAATTTCTCTAAAACAACTGGGTTTGAGTCTGAATCAAAGAAATCTCTAACTAAAACATCAAATGTTCCGTTATTAAATGAAATATTAGAAATTGATAATTTAACTTCAGTATTTGCGTCATCTCCATCAGCTATTGTTGTAAACTTAAATAAGTTGTAAACTTTGTTACCTCTTAGTTCAGATACAACCCAAGGTGATGTAGGTGATTGGTATTGTTCTAAATACCAAGCTATTGAAGTTGGGTCATTTCCTTGTCTTGCATTTGGTAAAGCTGTTAAATCACAACTTAAGCCTCTAATGAATCCTTTTCTCCATCCATAGTTTAATAAAGCTTGGAATCTTTCTTCAACAAATAGAGGAACTACGGTTCTTGGTTTAGCAAAATTAGAAGAACCAAATACTTTTGAAATATATTTAGGGTCTGAATTTTGGAATGATGTTTCGAAGAAGAAGTTTTGACCATCTTTATCCGTAACATTTAAACCAAATGTTGCATATGGGTTTTTAGTTACTCCTGAATATGAACCACTACAATCCATAGTTACATCAGTTAAACCTGATACTTCATATACAGGACCATTATCACTACTATATGTTGCAATACCTCTTGAACGCATTGTTGCGATTACTAAATCATCATAGTCGGTGTATGCGGTTCCTGAGAATATATAAACTCTACCAATTAATGTACCTGTATAACAATTAACAGGTGCTGCGGTAGTTGTACTTGTTGTTGTAGTCGCTGTAGGTGTAACACAAGGATTGGTTGTTGTAGTTGTAGTTGTACCTGATGATGTAGTTGTTGTTGTAGTTGTAGGTGGTGTTAAAGTTAACCCAGTTACAATACTCCAAAATGAATATCCCGAATATGCCGAGTTACCTAAGTTATCAAATAATGCATAATACCAAGGGTCGTTTTGAGGTGCGGAATAATCAATGACAGATGCGTCAACATTATCAACACCCATTACATTAGTTTCTGCCGTAAATACTGTACTTAAACCACTATAAGTGTCTCCTGAAATTGCACCATAGTAATATATTGATGTGTTTTCTAAATTGGTGTCGTTTAATATGTCAAAAATTTGATTTTCCATATCTGAACGTAATGTAGATAAACTACCATCAAATAATTCATAAGGAATATCAATTCTGTCGGCAATCATAGAAGGTATTTGTGTATTATCTAAGAAAGCAATAGTATCTATACTATTATTACATCCTGAAAAATCTATTGCAAAATCTAAAGTATAGAATGAATCACATGAAGGTTCACAATCAACAATTGTAGGTTGGAGACAATAGAAATCTACAGTGTCAGGATTTACATTTGCTTTAGTCACAATTGTCCATGATGGACCTGCGTCATAACCTGATAAACCTAATATTCTTGTTACAAACAATTGGTTAGATTGTTGTAAGTAAGCCTTAGCTATATAAGCGGCTTCATATTTAGGTATCTGAGTGTTAATAAACTTTTCTGGTGAAGTACCTCCAAAGTAAGATGAGAACTCATCAAAGTTTGTGATGAAAATAGGTTCAAATGCAGGACCTTTTAAAGTTTCACCAACAATACCCAATGTTGTAACACCAACACTTTGAGCCACAAAACTTAAGTCTACTTCAGAAGTGTATACACCAGGTGATACGAATACTTTACTGTTTGTTGCCATTAGTCTTTTTGTTTTCTTGTTTTTATTTTATTTTATAAATAAATATCCACTAAAAAACCAAAATACTTTACATTATACGAAGTATTTATAAATTGGGTAGAATGTTTTCTGCCTTTTTTCTACCATGAAACAGAACGATAAAAAAATAAAGAATTTAAAGATATCAGTAGAGGTTCATGATATATTAAAAACATATTGTGAAAAAAGAGGTATTAAAATGTATAGGTTTTTAGAAAAACTTATAGTTGACAAATGCAAAGGTAAACCAGATATATATGGTGAAAATTAAATAACCAAATTTATTAAGTTAATCTTACTCTCTTTAGTGTTATCCGTTTTAATAACTACCAATCTTAAAATATCATTGGTGTTTATTTGTATTTCACTAATATCAGAACCGTAGTAGTCATTATTAATATAAACATCAAATGAATCAACATTTTCCGTATCACCAATACTAATGTCAGTTGTATAATCAAATAATTGTGTTATTGTATTATTACCAACAACAAACAAAGCTTCCATAGAAACTTTTTTATTATCAACTAAAATCTTTTTTTGTTTTTTAGTTGAGCCTTGTTCAAACTCAACAACTTGTAATATCCTTGAAACAGCTGGAGATACTTCAAACTCATCCTCGTCAATTAAAAAACCTAACATAGTAAATTCATAGTTTTGGATGTAATATTTTCTTTTTTCTAACTCCATTACAGATTCATCAGAAATACTATTCATTATGATTGGAATATAGTGTCCTTTAATAACCGCATATGATTGTCTTGACGCGAACTTCTCTAATATAATTTTATTAAATTGATTTAGTTCCCTCATTCTATTACAAACTATTTTAACTTGGTATGTTATATCAACAGGGACGGGTTGTGGTATTTTATATACATCCATACCATGTCTTTGACCATCCCAAGTGGGCACCTGAGCATAAAAATACTGTCTTCTATTTGGTATATTATAAAGTAAGGCTGGGTTAGAACCAAATTTAACTTCAGGGACTCTTACCACAGTAATAAATGGCGGCTCCACATTTTTATCTATATTTTGGAAATTCCATGTTTCGGTAAACTGAGACCAATTCTGTGTTGTTACTATAATATCTACCATTGGTATTGTTTTACCAGCAACAACAGTTTTCAAATCATCTTTAACAAAATCTAAAAAACCTTTATCCAAATCTGCGTGTAATAAAGACTTAGGTAAATAAGTTCCATCCTTGTTAATTTTATCAACAAGTTCATGTCTCCTCGCCAATAAAGTTTTGGGAGATGTTAATGGTATGTGCTTTTTTATTTTTTTAGGTAAAGCCATATTATTTATTGGTAATTTCTTTTATAACAAAAACTTTATTTTTTTTGTTAATCATATCAACTTCTTTAGCGGTATATATTGGCTCTTCACTATCTTTATAAACAAACGAGTCGTATTTGTAAGGGTTATAAGTAACAACTTTATTATCATCATCACTTGGCATTTTTTCACATGGGAATTGACAATAATCTAATAATTCACCAATAACAAATGCGTGTACATTTTTAGATTTCTCAGTACGAACTTTTTCTTTACCACCTTTTCTAACTCTGAACTCCACATCACCAAGTTTAACATAATCAGCGTGTAAAATAACCTTACTTTTATATGTTACAGAAAAAGTGTGTTTGTGTAAATTATAATAAACCATCACTCGTTTACCTATAAACTTATCTTCGGCATTATCGTGACCACATTCATGACAAACATATGGGTCATCACCACCTTCAGATAAATCCCATTCCCATCCGCATTCAGAACATATGACTTTCTTATCAATCTTTTCAAGTAATTTAATCACCTGTTCTTCGGTTATACGTATTTTCATTTTATAATCCTCTAAATTCATTATTTACAACCGCAGACGCAACAATAGTTCTATAAAATGGTTTAAAACCTGCGTATGTGTGTTTATTGTCCGAAATTACACGACCATCATTATTAACAGTATAATACCTTACCCTATCTTCAGTTTCATAATAACCAATGTAATCACCATAATTTATATCTATATTAAGTTCATCTAATTGTTTTTGATAAACAGATACTCTTATATTACCTGGTTCAAATTGTTCTATTTTAGAGTTACCCAAATATTTATTTTCAGGTGCCATAATTTGGACGTAAGCTTTAAATTCTACAGGTGGTAAAAATTTAATACCGTCTTCTACGGTTTCACCATAAACATCATCAGTCTTTGTCTTTTGTCTATCAACTCTATATAATACTAACGTAAAGTTCATATCACCATATAACCATTCTTCCCCCATGGAGACATCAAGGTTATAATCTTCATCACCGAAGAATTTACCAATTCTGGTTATAGGTACTTTATTTGTTGACATATTGATAAATATTAAAAAATTTATTATTTTTCTATTTAAAGATAGTGTTTTGGAAAATATAACAGGAAATACAAAACAATTAATTGAACTTAAAGCGTTAGATGTACTTGATGATTACTCAGGCGCAAATAACTATATTATTAAATTAAAGAAACAAAAGGAAACTAATAAAAAGTTTTACCCCACAAGAGCCCAATCCGATTATATTATAAATTACCATAAGGATAATCCAAAGGTTGCTAAAAAGTGGGTTGATTTAGACCCTTACTTTGCGAAAAAAATTGCTGATGAAAAACTTTTAACCAAAATACCTGAAAATGTATATGTTGAGAAGTTGTTAGTTGAAAAGGATAAGAGTTACCACATTTGGGGTAAGTTGTTCGAAGAGGAGTCTTTACATGAATTTTGGTTACCTAAAGGTGCGTTGATAAAAACTCATACTGTTGAGAAGGTTAATATTGATTATACCAAATATAATCATAGACCTCCACTATCTCACCAAAAAGAAGCTATTGAATGTTTGGTCGGTTCTAAACGATTTATACTTGCTGACGACATGGGTCTTGGTAAGACAACATCAACCATTATTGCGGCATTGGAAACCAACATTAAGAAAATTTTAATTATTTGTCCCGCGTCATTAAAAATAAATTGGCAAAGAGAGATTGAGAATTACACCGATAGAAGTGTGTATATTGCAGAAGGAAAGAGCTTCTCAACCGAACACGATTTTGTAATTGTTAACTATGATATTCTTAAAAACTTTTATGATATAAAAGACAAAGACAATTCTTTAATTACTAAAGGTAATTTTGATTTAATAATTATTGATGAGGCTCATTACATCCAAAATGGACAAGCACAAAGAACAAAATTAGTTAATAGTTTTTCTAAAAACGCAAAAAGACTTTGGTTATTGACGGGTACCCCAATGACTTCACGACCTATGAATTACTTCAATCTACTTAATTTAATTGAGAGTCCTGTGGCACAAAATTGGATGGCGTATGCAATTAGATATTGTCAAGGTTATCAATTTAACGCGGGTAAAAGAAAAGTTTGGAATGTTACTGGGGCATCTAACTTAGAGGAATTAAGGGATAGAACATCTAGACAGGTTTTGAGAAGATTAAAGACTGACGTATTAGATTTACCCGATAAAATAATTTCACCTGTTTATTTAAGACTTAAGTCTAAACTTTATGAAGGGTTGATGGGGGAATATTATGATTGGTATGAAAATAAACAAGATGAGTCATCTTCATTAACGGTTCAGTTTAGCAAACTGATGAAAGTTAGACAAGTTATTGCGGATGAAAAAATAAATAACACGATTGAATTAGCGGAAAACATTATAGAACAAGATAAAAAAGTAATTATCTTCACAAACTTTACAGATAGTTTAAATAAAATTGCCGACCATTTTGGTAAACAAGCGGTTAGGTTAGATGGGTCAACATCTAAACCACAAAGACAATACGCTGTAGACCAATTCCAAGAAAACGATAAAATAAAAGTATTTGTCGGTAACCTTAAAGCGGCTGGTGTGGGATTAACATTAACCGCAGCAGAAGCTGTAATTATGAATGATTTATCATTTGTACCTTCAGACCATTCACAAGCAGAAGACAGGGCTTATCGATATGGTCAAAAGTCAAATGTATCAATTTATTACCCCATATTTGATAACACTATTGAAGGTGCTATCTACGATATTTTGTCTCGAAAAAAAAATATTTTTGAGACGGTTATGGGTGACAACTTAGATAGAGGGGATTTTATCGAGGAGGTCATGAATAGAATTAATCTTAGAAGATAATTTCAAATTTCCGCTTATTTATAATAATAAAAATAAGCCTAATGAAAAACATTGAAAGTAAAATTGAATCCATTAATGAACAAATTAAAAAAATTGACACTGAAGAAAACAAAAAGTTGTTCCTTAATGAAATGAAGAAAATAGGTATTGAAAAATTACCTTACGCCTATTCATCCTTAAAACAATTCATAGACGCAGAAACTATGAATTATCACTACAATAAACATTACAAAGGTTACGTCGATAAATTAAACGATGCTCTTAGTAAGAAAAAATATGGTGATTTAGAATTAGAACAAATAATTAAATCAATTAGTAGATTTGATAAAACAATTAGAAATAATGCTGGTGGTGCATTTAACCACGCATTGTTTTGGAAAATGTTGACACCTAAAACTCAACAACCAAACGGTCCTGTATTTGAAAGAATTAAAAAAGATTTTAAAAATTATCAGTCATTTAAGAGTAAATTTGAAGAAATTGCCAAAGAAAGATTTGGGTCAGGATGGGTATGGTTAGTACTAACAAAATCTAACAAATTAAAGGTTGTATCAACCCCAAATCAAGATAATCCGTTAATGAATGTTGTTGAAGATGGTGGTTACCCGTTATTAGGTCTAGATTTATGGGAACACGCTTACTATTTAAAATACCGAAACAAAAGAGATGAATACATTAAAAACTTTTGGAAATGTGTGAATTGGGAGTTTGTTAATAAACTATACGACATGAAGGTTGAATCTAAGATAAACGAGAGTGTTGAATTAAAAAGGATATTATCGGAAGGTAAATCTGAAAGATGTAGTAGAGAAGAGACAGAATCAATTAGATTCATATTTAATATGAATCCTAAAGTCAAAGATATCTTTAAATTAGGTATTAACAAAATTTTAAAAGAAGTTTTTTCTGAGAATTTTTATGGTGCTAATGAATATGATGATGGTGAGATGTCGGGAGTGTATGATTTAGAAACTAAAGGTCGTTCAGTTATAAATAAACTTAACACAAATTATAGTTGTTTTTGTGTTTTATTTAATGACATAAACACGGTTTTAGAAAAACAAGGAGAGTCAAAAATTAAATTAATCGGTTTAAAACCTTTTGAACAAATTAGTGAAACTAAAAAATTAATTAAACAAATAGACAAATATAAATTTAGAATTTTTAGTAAAGATTCATCAACATTTCAAAATATTATGAGAATTCTTACTCAAACAGATAGTTGGGGTCAAAAAAGGGAGGATGAAACCGTTAAAATTTTAAAGAAAAAATTTGGTGATGAGAATGTAACAGCTATAGGTAAATTAGGTAGTAAAGAAGACATGATTGATGGTGTTGATTGTGAAATAACAATTAACGGAACTAAACACACATCACAAATAAAACCTTTTATTTCTTTTAAAAAAATAGATAACGAATTGGTGGTTTATGGTTCGGCAAATGTCAAAAAATATAAAACAGATTGGTTAATATTCACAAAAAATAATAAAGAGGTGTTAGTTTTTAGAAATAAAAATACTAAAATAATTGAGGGTAATTATGTTTTCCCATCTAAAGATTTAATTTATACCTTATCGTAATATTTATATATAAAAGAAATTATGGCAATAATCCCTGATAACGAAAGAGAATCCCTTTATAAAAAAGTTAGACATGTGTTAGGGGCACCACTTCGCTCTGTTGAGTTAGAAGATGAGCAAATGGATACATTATTAGAGTTTTCAATTGACGATTATTCACAATATATACAAAATTGGTTGATTGAATCTCAGTGGACTAGTTTATGGGGGTTAAATATGGACGAGCAATCGTTATCAAAGGCGTTTATTACAAAAAGTTTAGATTTTGAAACTAGATACACTTACGCATATTCTAAAATAGTTGGTCTACAAGCTGGTGGTGATTGGGTATTAAAAAAAGATTATATTCAATTAGTACCTAATCAACAAATTTATGAAATACCTTCTGGTAGAGAATTAAATGAATTACTTTGGTTTACACCATCAGAATTAAATAATTTATTATTTGACCCTTGGGCATTTGGGGCTTTGGGTGGTGCTGGTTTAGGTGGACCTGCAGGATATTCTCAAATGGGGTATACAGGTTCTTATTTTATGATGCCCGCTTTTGACATGTTGTTGAGAATGCAAGAAATCAATATTCAAAGAAGAATAATTGCTGGCGAATTAACCTATAGGGTTACTGCTTTACCTGGTGGTAAAAAAGCGGTTCACCTTATGAATGTTCCTGGTGGTAAATTTGATTTTGGTAATTCAACATTAATGAGAGGTAAAGTTTGGTATTGGTATTATGATGTTGGTCCTGCAGATAGAGATAAGTGTTTAAAAGATAATCCTGAAATTATTAAACTACCTTCTGATGTTCCTTTAGATAAATTATCATGGGTTGACCTTAATAATCCCGCACAACAATGGGTTAGAAGATATTTTATCGCAACTTGTAAGGAAACTCTTGGTCGTGTTAGGGGTAAATTCTCAGGTAATATTAAAACACCTGATTCAGAATTAACTATGGATTATCAGAGTCTATTAACTGAGGGTAAAGATGAAAAATTAAAACTTATCGAGGAGCTTGTTGGTGCTGAGGGTACTCTATCAAGATTAAAACCTGATAAAGTAATGGAACGCGAGGCTTTATTGGCCGAAAACTTAAATAAACAACTTAAGTTCAGAGCTTTCCCAAGACAAATATACGTAATTTAATATGTCATTTAGAAGAAATTTTGGTAGAAAACAAATTGGTGACAAAAATTATTTAACCCCTCAAATGGAAACATTAAGTAGGGTTATTGAATTACCTACGGTTGACAAATCAATTAAAATTGTAACATCAAAAAACTACACCGCAACCGAAGAAGATTTAATTTTAATTAAAAATGTTGACGAATGTATTCTGTTATTAACTGATGAAACATCCGAATATGTCACAATTAAATCTTTAACTAATGTAACAATTAAACCTATTAATTCTAAAATAGACGAGTACTATGATGAACTATCAATTAGTAAAGGTGCGTGTGTAGAATTACATAGAATTGACAATGGGTGGTATATTCTATCTTCTGACGGAGTTAAATTAGATTAAATTACGTATTCTTCCCAACCCTCAGACGCTAAATCATAAATGTAGTTAGGGTCTAATCCTCGTTTCTCCCAATA